CGATGCTACAGCAGTGCAAAGAGTTACATTAGCATTTGACGAAATCTTAGACATTATTGCCAACGCTGAAGGTGACGATTCAACTGATGCTATTATTTTTAACGCACCTAGTAATGCTACTCAAGATAAAATAGATGCAAAGGATCAGTTACAGGCCAATCGTAATTTCATAGCCGATGCAGTTAGTACATATATTAACAAACAGTTTGTAGGTTACACATATAATGGTATTGTAAAAACAACCTGCGAACGTGATCTTGGGATCATTATTGATGCCGCACGTTACGATGCTGCCTTAGGTACAAACTTTAATGCTGTAACAGCAGGCCTAGCCTATCAACGTGCCAACAGTTCTTATGTACTAAGTGGACAAAATATACAAACTATTGCAGGTATTGAATTTGCAAAAACCGCTGCCTTAGCCGCAGTAAGTATAAACGGAACTACTGTAACTCGCGTCGGTGCTGCCTTTGACGAAGTCGTCGATATTATTAGAAACGGAGTAGTGTCCACAGATACATCTGCAGATGCTTTAACATTTACCAACCCAGCAAATGCAACCCAAGCAGTTATTAATTCTAAAAATCAACTTATTGGAAACCGAAATTTTGCCAAGTCAGAAATTGTTGCATGGATTAATAATCAAATTGCCACAGCCGCACCTGGCAGCACATTCGATGGATTTACATACAACAGTGTAAAATGTGCTCGTGACGTTGGCTACATTATTGATGCACTGACCTATGACTTATTATATGGTGGAAATTCTGCAAGTATTGTTGCCGCTAATTCTTACTTTGTAGGTACACTTGGACAATTAGGCGCAGGTCAAAAAGATGGAACTATTGCAGCCTATAACCGATTAAACACTGTTCTATCTCAGATTATACAAGGACAGGCAGTAACAGTAACATCTGGAAATATTGAAACACAATCAGGTGTTGGATCAGCCGCAGTAGGTACTAGTGCAGAAGCAACATTAGTTTCTGCAGATCTACAATTGATTATAGATGTTATCACTGCTGAAACTCCAGCAGGATTACCAACACCAACTTACCCAAGTTTTGGATGGGTAAATGTAAACATTGTGGCGGCTACAGATTCTTTAGCAACAGCAAAACCAACAATTATCACCAACACCAGCGCATACTTGACCACAACGTTTGATGGTTTCTCTTACAATCAAACAAAATGCGAACGTGATGTAAAGTATATTGTTGATGCACTGACCTATGACGTATTATATGGCGGTAACACTGCTACACGTACAGCCGCAAATGCATACTGGGTGGGCGCAGTAACACAAGTACCAGATCAAATATTTCAAACTAAAAAAGCATTTGAGTATTTGTCTACTATTGTCGACGAAGTATTAACTGGAGTAGCAGTAACCCCAAGTCTAGATCGTACAGTTTATACAAAAGGATCTGCATCTACTAATGGATTCGCAATAACCAGTTGGAGTAGTAATACCTTAATATTAGAAGCCACTGGCAATAGCAACGGAACAGCATTTTTAGCAGACTTTGTTGCACTAGACGGCACTGAACCTTACGAAATTTATGTCAACGGCATTGAAGTAAGTGTTACTAACACTACTATTAGTTCAAATACAATCACCTTGACAGTTAGCAAAACAGTGACAGATACTTGGGGATCAGGTGCTACAACTGCTGACATTGTTAACATTAGTCTTATTAAAGCATACAGTGGTGCAAGTCAGTCTTTAGGTGCAATATCTGCAAGTTCTATTGAAACAGCAACCGCAGGCTCGTTACTAACTATCATAACAAACGTTGTAGAAAACGGTTTATCAGCATTACCAACAGCCATTAACCCAGATTTGTCGTGGGCAACTACTGGATTACAGAACGCAAGATTAGAACTAGTTGCAGATCGTCAAACAATCATCGACGACACAATCGACTTTGTACAAACAACATTCCAAGATTTTGCCTATAACGAAGCAAAATGTGCAAGAGATGTAGGGTATATTGTTGACGCAATTACTTATGACGTATTATACGGCGGAAATAGTGCAACAGTTGGCGCGGCCAATGCTTATTGGATATCATTAGATGGTAGTACATACGACACACAAGTTCCTAATCAAGAAAGTGTTACATCTCAAGCCATTGATCGCCTAGCATATCTTACAGACAAGGTTGTTCGCGGTGTAACAGTGACAGATGTTTATCAAACTGCGGTAACACAGGTCACTAGTGGCAGTAATGCCACAACTGTTGAAGCAGGTACATTAACTGGTTTACTAGGTATTATTTCAGGAGTTATCATCAACGGCATTGGAACTATTCCAGCAGAAGTAGAACCTGACCTAAGTTGGCAAGTTGGCGCGATAACAGGCCCATTTACAGCATTTAAAGTAACTAACCGCAATGCAATTATCGACAACGTTGTAGATTATATTGCAGATACATTTACAGGATTTGTTTACAACAGCGCAACTTGTTCTCGTGATACAGGATTGATTCTTGATGCAGTAATTCTTGACTTTATTCTTGGCGGTAACGAACGAAGCGTTGAAGCCGGACTTGCTTACTACGAAGCCGGCAATACCAGCGCGGCATTGGTTATTTCAGATCAACGATTTGAAACGGCTGAAGCCAACAAGTATGCTAAAAGAATTGCTAAACAGATTGTACAAAATCAAACCATCAGCCCATTCTTCCAGCCTATTGGCGCAGAACCAACACAAGTTAAGTATCCTAGTATATCTGGCGCAGCCGCATTAACTGACATTGAAACACTATTCAATACTATTATTGGTATTTTTGAAGGACAACCTGCACCTACAGTTGTTGCCAACAGTTTCCAAGAAGTTCCTATCACTATTCAGGTTGCCGCAGGCGACTTTTACATTGATAACCCAATTATTATTCCAGACAAAGTTTCTGTTGTAGGTGACAGTTTACGTTCTGTGGTTATTCGTCCGTTGAACGCAGGTAAGGATATGTTCCGTATTCGTAACGGTGCTTACATGACTGGGTTCACTTTCCGAGATGGACTAGACGAAAACTTAGTTCCTAACTATACATTTAACTGGTGCGTGGCGTTTGACGACCCACTAGATGACACAGTTGATCGTTCAGGCTACTTTGGTCTACGTAGAAACAAACCACAAATTTCACTATCACCGTATATTCAAAACTGCTCTATTATTTCGTTCTTAGGTGGTAATGGTATTTGGGTAGACGGTGAAAAGATTAGAGAACCTAACATTAGTCCTCCAGGATTTGAAATTGAACAGGAAAATCCAGTGGATGGTGCAACACCTCCACAAGGTAAGTCCATGGTTGCCAACGCCTTTACCATGGTTTCATTCGGTGGTACAGGTTGGCTAGTAACCAACGATGGTTATGCGCAGATCGTGTCGTGTTTCCAGATCTTCTGTTTGAACGGTTCGTATACACAGTCAGGCGGATACCTATCTATTACTAACTCAGCCACCAACTTTGGCTTGTACGCACTACGATCAAGCGGTTTCAGTCCGAACGTATTCTCATTTGACAAAGGATTTGTTGCCGCAACAGGCACCAACGGCGGCCGAATTACATTAACAACACTAGGAACAGAACGCGAACCGGTAGCACAATATGTATTGAAGTTCCGCAATGCTAGTACCGATGTAGACGTAACCAGTAACTTTAAAACAGCCAGCACAGAGTTGTCTTTTGACTCTCGTGCGTTTGATACAATTGCAGATCGTACTGGTGTTATTACAGATATTGCAGGCAGCGGTCCTTACACTGCAACCTTAACTGGTGTAAACACCACAGGCATCGTCACTGGCAAATATCTAACCAAGACAGGCGGTGACGGTGTACTAGGTAGTGTTACAACTGTAACTGCGGTTAGAGCACTAGAAAATGAAATTGATATTTCCAGCAACGGTGCAATTAGCACTGGAGCACTGCCATTAGAATTTGCAGTAGGCGGTGCAGTTAATATCGTATCAAATATCATTACTATTCCAGATCACGGATTATTAAATGGCGATAGTGTCTACTACTATGCAGACTTGCCTGTATCTGGTAACCTTAGTATTTTAGGTTTAATTGATAACGGTATCTACTTTGTTAAAGTTATTAGTGCCAATACAATTCAATTATTCAATGACAACGGACTAGCATATCTTGCAGATATTCAAACTGGCGGTGTAGGTACACATCGTATTGCTAAAAACGTCGAAGAATTCTTTGTTGAATCTGTCGTCAGCAGTCACAACAGTTATCAAACATTAACACTGCCTGAATCAACCCCTGACTATGTATTTGCAATCGGTTCTCAAATTACTGGTAGTACTGGAGCATTCACAAACAATGCCTACGTACTAAGTTGGACTCCGGCAACACGAGAACTAGTTGTTTCTAACGAATTGACAACAATTGGCGAAGAACAACAGCGTATTAAATTTACATTATTAAGTACAATTACAGCAGATCAAAGCACATACACTGCCATACCAATAGTATCTGTAGAAGATCGTACAGATTTATACACCGCAGTTGTAAAAACAAACAGTACTAGAACTGCAAGTCAGATACAAAACCCAAGCGGTACTATCGGATTTAAGTGTAATTACCATCGTCCAAGTATCTTAAACAGTTCTTCACATACATGGGAATTTGCAGGCGCAGGTACAGACTATAATGCATTGCCACAAAACGGTGGACAGACCATTCTTGCTTACCAGCAGTATACTGAATTACCAGGACGAGTTTACACATCAGGTACCAACGAAGCAGGTGACTTCTTAGTCGGTGACTTCATTAAGGCTGAGAACAACACTGGTAAGATTACATTCCGTACTGAAGTTACTGTTGGACAGTTGAACGTACTACGACTATCATTGTCTAGCATTGAAATTAGTAGTATTAGTAACGATACTGGCTTAGGTGATAATGAAATTGGCGGCGCTAGTGACAGTCGATTGACTACACAAAAGGCTATTCGTAGTTTTATTAACAACAGATTGGGTAGTGTACTTGATAAAAACGTTTCTACCAACTCAGTTGCAGGAGCACTTGTTCAGTTAAATAGTTCTGGACAGATTAACGTTGACTTGATTCCTCCACTAAGAGGTGTTACAACTTATGCAACTTCAACATTTGGTGGCCGTTTATTATTAAGCGAAAAAATACCAACAGTAGAAGTGTTTAACGGCGATAATGCCAGCGAAACTTATCAACAACAAACTCTAACTTTAACTGGCGGCACATTAACCGCAGTTGTTGGAGATCTAATTACACAAACAGGAACAACCGGTTCGGGTCGTGTTAAAGAAGCAGTCACTAGCGGGACTAGTGTAACACTATATGGTGTAACCGGTACATTTACAGAAGACAACGCCACACAAACTATTCGTAAGAATGGATCCGTGGTCACAGGAGTGTATCCAAGTGGATTAACTGCTGTTGCAGAAATTGTTGATAACTATTTCTTGAACAACGACACTAGCAGTCAGTTCTTATTACTAAGTGGCACAGGATATAATTTTACCAACGGTAATACAATTACCAGTGCAATTGGTCTTGCACAAGGCCAAATTACAGAATATCGTGCAGGCGTATTATATGGACTAAACCTAAGTAGTTTATTAGGTGGAAGTTTATACACTCCAGGAAGCGGTAGCGTAACTTATACTGGTGTTGCGTTAACTAACGTAAGTGGCAGCGGCACTGGTGCTACGGCAGATATCACTGTTACCAACGGTGCTGTCACTGACGTAACCATCGTCAGCGGAGGTTCTGGATATGCCAGTGGTAACGTATTAAGTGCGAGTGCAGCCACAATTGGTGGTACAGGCAGCGGATTTCAAATTACTGCTAACCGTGCAGATACAAGACTGTATGTTGATTTAGTTGGAAGTAAAACTAAATTTAACGCTACAGGTGCAGTCAACGACTATTTTGAAGACGATAATGCTCCTGTTACAACCATAAGCGACCTTGCCGCGTTTACTACATTTAGTTTTAGTGGAAATACAGATGTTAATACAGGTACTGGTAATATTATTTTAACCAGTCACGGATTAACTAACGGTGATATCCTACAATATAGCAATCAAGGTAACACAAGCATTGGAGGATTAACCAACAATCGTGCTTACTTTATTAAAGTTATTAATGCAAATGCAATACAGTTATACACTAACTATGCATTGAATCCTGCGGATCAAGTATTATTAACAGCAACTTCTACAGGTACTCATACTCTAACACGCAACACAGTGAGTATTGGTTCTACAAGTCTAAGTTTCCTATACAAGGCTGGACACGGATTTACCACAGGCGATCCTGTTTATGTTGAAGGCACAGACTTGCCAGCAGGATTAACTGCTGATTCTTATTATTTTGTTGGTAGCGTAAGTACTAATACATTTACTCTACACACTGGCAGAACAAATGCACTGGCAAGTGTTGGCGGTACAACTACTAGCAGAGTAACATTTACAGATGTAGGTTCAAGTTCGGCTACATTGACAACACAAAACGTTGCATTTACTGCAACTGTAAACAACAGTAGTAGTTTATCTGCAAACTGGGGAACGGTAAGTGTTAGCAGTCTTGATGCAAGTAATATTGTGTCGGGCGTATTTGCTACAAGTAGATTGGCTAGCGCAGGCACTGCTAATACACAAACATTCCTCCGCGGAGACAGCAGTTTTGCATTTGCTGTTCAAGGTATTCGTAAAAATTCTAACACTGCAATTAGTTTATCTGGCGACACATATACAGATGGTGGAGATACTATCTATTACAACATTCCAATATTGGACGTTGACAAGGTAGACGGTGATGGTGGAACTCCTAACTTTACAAATCCAGGTGTGTCATCATTCGACAAGAGTCAATTTGCAGTAGGTAAAGCAACAAACATTCCAGCAGATACTGGTAACGTAAGTATCAAACCGGGTGTTATTGATGCCGGCTTCTTAGGCGGTCAGCCAGGAACATATTATACTAATCCAGATAACTTCAGCAAGGCAGTGCCAGTTCTAAAAGGTGGTACAGGATTAACAACATACTTACAAGGCGACTTGTTGTATGCAGGTGCTGGCGGAAGTTTAACTCAATTACCAATTGGCGGAGTTAGTAGCGTTTTAAGTTCAGACGGATCTATTCCTTCATGGACTACTAACTTGAATCTAGCAGGTAGTGTTACTGCGGGCAGTGCATTGTTTAACAGTAACACTCAAAGTACCAGCAACACAACTGGTGCTCTTCAAGTCACAGGTGGTATTGGAGCAACAGGTAATGCATTCATTGGTGGTAACTTAACTGTTGGCGGAGCAATTAGTTTCAACAGCAGTTTAAGTATTACAGGCGACGATGCTGTTATTACACTAAGTCCAGGAGGTACAGGTTCAGTAAGCATTCAGCCTGCTGGTGTAACTACTATTGGTACACTTGGTGTACAAACAACATTAGTTGGTAATTTAAGTGCTACACAAAACCAACAGATTATTAACTTTAGCCCTACTGGTACAAACAGTGCAATCACAATTAATAGTGCTGGTAGCCTAACACTTGGTGCAGCCGCAGCCGGTGGTATTAACGTTACAACAGATATTACCAGCACCGGCGACATTGCTGTAAACGGCGGTGACATTACTACAACTGCTACAACATTTAATTTAGTTAATGCTAATGCAACCACTGTTAACATTGCAGGAGCAGGTACTGCTGTTGCAATTGGTGCTAGTTTGGTTGGTACAACAACTGTTAGAAATAATTTAACAGTCAACGGCGACGTAACACTAAGTGGTACTAATGCAACTCTAAGTGCTACAGCAGTTACTATTGCAGACAATGCTATTCAGTTGGCACAACGTTCAACACCAACTAATGCTGTAGCAGACGGCGGTGGTATTATCCTAAAAGGAACTACTGACCATACAATTCTATGGGATGTAACAAATACAAACTGGACATTGAACGAGCACGTTAATATTCCAACAGGCAAGACTTACAAAGTCAACAACGTTGCTGTGCTAAGTGCTACTGCACTAGGAAGTACAGTGGTAGGTTCTAGTTTGACCAGCGTAGGTACACTAACAGGCGGTACATGGACTGCAAACGTAATTGCAGGACAGTATGGTGGTACAGGTGTTGCCAATACAGGTAGAACAATTACACTAGGTGGTAATTTAACTACTTCTGGTTCGTTCAATACAACTATTGCGGTATCAAATACTACTAGCGTTACATTGCCAACAAGCGGTACGCTAATTGGTACTAACGATACTGGCACAGTATCTAACAACATGTTGGCTGGTGCTATTCCAAATAACAAATTGGCAAATAGCAGTATTACACTGAACGGCTCACTGGTTAACCTAGGAGACACAGTAATTGTTACAGCCAACTTAGCCAACAACTTGACAGTTGGTACTGGTTTACAATTAGACAGCGGTACAACATTCAACGGTGGTTCCGCACGTACAATTAGTATTACTAGCGGTGTTGTAACAACTACAGGTACGCAGACATTAACTAATAAGACATTTACTGATAGTTCTACATTGTTCCAGGACGATGTGGATAACACTAAGAAAATGGCTTTTGACGTAAGTGGTGTAACTGCTAACGTAACACGTACACTATCAGTACCAAACGTAAGTGGTACAATTGTTACAACAGGCGATACTGGCAGTGTGTCTAACACAATGTTGGCAGGTAGCATTGCTAATGCTAAACTAACCAACAGCACAATTAGTGGAGTGGCGTTAGGCAGCAACTTGTTTAGTTTAACAGCAGGTTCGTTCTTAACTTGGAGTGTTGGTACAACATTCAACGGCAGTGCCGCAAGTACATTAGCAGTCGATGCTACAAACGCAAATACTGGAAGTAAAGTTGTTGCACGTGACAGTTCTGGTAACTTTAGTGCTGGTACAATTACTGCAAGTTTAAGTGGACTAGCAAGTGCCGCAACTAACATCCGTGTAAGTTCTACAGACTATGCAGGTAACACAGCAAGTAGTGCAAACACAGTTGCATTGCGTGATGGTTCAAGTGACATTTATGCTAACTTGTTCCGCGGTACAGCAACAACAGCACGTTACGCTGACTTGGCAGAAAACTATCTAGGCGACGTCAAGTACGAAGAAGGTACTGTTGTTATGTTTGGCGGTGATGCAGAAGTAACATTGGCCCTAGACGGAACACGTAAGGTAGCAGGTGTTGTTTCTACAAATCCAGCACACCTGATGAATGACGGCTTAAAAGGCGAAACTGTAGTTGCTCTAGCACTACAAGGTCGTGTACCATGTAAGGTAACTGGTAAGATCCGTAAGGGAGACATGTTAGTTGCCGCAGGCAATGGCTGCGCTCGTGCAGAAGAAGATCCAAAGATGGGCCAAGTAATTGGTAAAGCATTGGAAGACTTTGACGGAGACAGTGGAGTTATTGAAGTCGTTGTAGGACGTATGTAAAAACAAAAATGCCCCGCAAGGGGCATTTTTATATCAACTCAACTATATCAAAAACTGTTTGGAGTTTTGTACGTATTGTTTTGTTACTAAAACTACTACGCAATCCTTGATGTAACGGCTTTGGTGCGCCGTCTACAGTACACCATGCCCATCCTTGATGTTCGCTACTTAGTGTGGGAATGAATTCGTTGTCGATTACACAAAGATATGTGTGAAAGTTAAACACGCTGTCATTGCTAACAAATGTTTCTAAAGGAATTGTTTTCTTAATAGCAGGTATGTTGCCGACTTCTTCTGCTATTTCACGTTGAAGGCCTTGCCAAGCAGTTTCTCCTTCGATATTAGTGCCACCAACAAGTCCCCATGTTCCGCGATGCTTGCCTGTGGCTTTTTGTAACAGTAGGAATCTTCGTGTAGACTTGGCGTAAAATAGTGCGCCGCTACAAACAATCTGTTCTCTAATGCTGGTCATAACAGTACTTATTTAAAGCACAATTCGCCAGGAACCTTTCTGATATTCGCCTTCAAATGCACGAGTCCATTCGCCGTCCTCGAACTTATATTGTACTCCGGTTCTAAGATTAGTAGTATAAATTATTTCATCAATTTCTTCAGAGGCTTGTGCAACCACCCACTGCGTGCCAGTCCATTCAATGATGTCATTGGCTTTAGCAATAATGTTACCCCATGCTGACGTATTATTTCCAATATTATTTAATATTAGATATCTAGGATTTCCTGTAACTGCTCCAGGATTATAAGTTTCGGGATCTATGATTGCATCCACATTGGTTCTAGTAATGCCTGTTTGTGTACACAGAATAGGAGTATTGGTATTATAAGTGTCCTGATCAAAATTAATAACTAACTTTGTTTCGTCTGCAGGATTCAATGCCACAGTGCCAACAATATAATTTCCAGTGGCTTGCTCTAAGAAAATTTGTGTACTACCAGCCCTAAACTTTCCAGCATATTGATCTAACAATATTCTCCAATTTAAATCGGCGCCATTTTTCTGCCACGCTGTGACAGCATCTTCATTTAATGTACTAAGTGCAGTTTTAGGATCTAATAACTCTGCATTGTATTGTCCAGTGGCGGTGTTATAGTAAACAAAAATATCAAATCCACCTATATTGATTTTTTCTGTGACATCTATGTCATAGTTTTGATCGTGTATATTCATAATAATATCATGAATAACACCTAATCGTTTGACCTTAGTAGGAGGACTGATATAAATTGGAGTCTCAAATGTTATAGATGCTATTTCAATATCACTGTCAACACCTACTGGAATATTTTTTGTACTAAACTGAATATTAGTAATTTCCAGCACACTGATGCTGGTCCAGTCTATGTAATTGTCAGATGTTTGTAATTCTAAACTAGGGTTAAACAACATTAAAATTTGTTCTAAAATTTGTAATTTTTGATCAGTGTTAGTGCTCCATATATCGGCTTTAACAGTTAGTTTATATGGTGTAGGCATTAGACGTTCTACTGTGTATCCGCTGCCTTGTGTGACACCGTATTCTACAAAATTGCCAGCACTGTCAAAAACTTTTTCACGTTCTCTAATATGAATTTTACTAACGTGAGTAGAATCTGCTAGCCTAGTTTTATCCATGGCTAAGTCGCTGATATAAACAGCAATTCTAGGAGCACTGGGAATTTTATTTTCCGAGTTTTCTCTAATAATGTTACTTACTTGTCTAGTTAAATCTCCGTACATCACAGGCACGGTGGTTTGTTTACCGTCTAGACTCTGATATCTAAACCCGCTTAACATTCGGACAATTTGTCCTACATATCTTCTTATTTGTCCGTCATAGAACCATTGCATAATTAATTATCCGCCGTTGGTTTAATTTTTCTCAAAGCCTTGGTTAGACTTTGTCGCTGGTCAACAGTTTCATCAAAGGCTGTCCAACGTATAATTGTGCTTTCTAAAATTGGATGATTAACTGTAAATGCTAAAAATCCCTGCTGATCTGATAACGTGATTTCTGTGGCTTTACTTAATTCGTCTAGCCATACTTCTACAAACATGTTTTCTTGATAGGGTACATCTGTTAATATAAACAATGAACTGTTGCTAACAACAAAGTTAACAGTTCCTTTATCGGGTTCGAATAGCGGATTTCTGTTTTCGTCAATGCGAATAACATCGCTTTTAATTTTAGAAATTCCACTGAGATTGCTGTTATTAATAAAGGAAGTCTTGAGTGTTTTACGATCATCAGTGTTGGAAAGAGTCATACGTACATTGTCTTCTTGTTTAATCCATCTGTTGCCGTTCCATCTAAACAATCTGTTGGGCAAATAGTCTGTGCGTAAAAATGTATCACCATTGACTGGCCCACGGGGAAATTGTATACCAAATCCAAACTGCCCATCAGAAGTGTTTGGAGGAATCCCATCTTCCAACAAGTAACCTTTGTATCCATCTCTTACCGGAGGTGTTGATGTATTACTAATATCAAATGCACTGGCTACATTTATATCAGTGTCTGCGGTTTCTACTGCCGATCTACCTTCTCCGTCAACAGACAATGTATAAAAGTGCGTGGTATCTGATCCGCTTAGTTCTGCATCGGATTCTGCTTCAGCAATAATGCCGGCATTGATCTGCATTTCTTTTTCATAGGTGCTGATTAAATCTCGTACAGTGTTGTCGTTGTACGGACTCCAAACTTGAAGATTTGGCGGCTCTAATAGTGTACCCTCAGCACCAACAGTTGGCTTGACCACATACAAAGTTCCATTGTATCTTACCACTTCGCCAGCATAATATGTTCTTTCTCGACTCCAGTCGCCGGCAAATAAATCTTCATCTTCTGGACGAGTAAGGATATCTTTAAACTCTTGACTGTCAACAATGGGTTTTAATTTTAGTCTATATAGATGCGGATACCAAGTAGCACTGTATCCCTCAGCGGCTCGATTAATATCTTCTACAACATAGTATCGTTTTAAAGCACTTTTAAAATCATTTAACGCATACTCATCTTTTAAATTAGGCAATTCTACCACATCGCCACTCATTATTTTTCGACCAATGGTGTCTACACTATTGTTAATGTGTACTGTTAGAAATACTGTGTCGTTTTGCAAAAACAAGCCAAATTGACTGAGGTTAAAATCTGTATCTTGAATGTTGTAAGCGCCACGTAGAGTATAAACATCTGCATCGTACTTCCTATCGCGATTTTCTAAAAAAAGCACGTCTTGAATAGTGGTTTCTCCCATGGCCTTGTTGGGATCACTGGGATCAGCAGGACCAATATATTTGTGCAAAAAGACGTCTACACCGCCTACTTGAAACATCTCGTAGACTGTGCGGTCAATAAACTTGTAATCAGAGCCTTTTTCGGGGCGGTAAAGTGATAAGCGTGGCATAGTATTATATTTAGCGCACGATAAATACTAGTTGAAGTAACTCCTAGGACGAAAATAATGACAAAACAAACGATAAACATTGGTACTAGCGCAAACTCCAAAGACGGAGATATCATCCGTGATGCGTTTAATAAAGTAAATCAAAATTTTGACGAAATATATGAAATCATCGTCCTAGACGGTGGAGCGGCTATTACTATTTTTAATGACGAAAACAACATAGATGGAGGCGGAGCATAATATGGCACGTAGAATACAACTAAGACGCGACACAGCGACAAACTGGACCAGCACAAACCCAACATTGGCACAGGGCGAGATTGGTATTGATATAACCAATAATAAACTTAAAATAGGTACAGGTACAACTGCTTGGAATAGTCTAGCATACTGGGACGACAAAGTTACTGATTTTTCGTCTGTAGCAACTAATATCGTTCCAGATACTGATAACACCAGAGACCTAGGTAGTCCTACAAATCAATGGCGACACGTTTACACCGCAGGTGGCAGTATCTATCTTGACAATATTAAACTTACCAACGTTGCTGGTAAACTTCGTGCTGTTAAAGTTGTCAATCCTGGTGAAGAAAACGAAGCGGAAGACCCTGATGACAGCGATGCGGGCAGTGAAATTGGCGGTGGCGCAGGCGATAGCCTAACCAGCAACGATAGCATCAACATCACAGTCAACAGTGAGGACAGCAGTAGTTATACTTGGAACTTTGGACAGACTGGTACATTAACCGCTCCTGGCGACATTGTTGTCGGCGGCGTCGATGGCGGACACATTTACATAGACAGTACCGAAAGTGCCAATACTAGTGTGCGTTGGATCAATATGCCTCTTGGTGAAGACACTAGTCTCATTAGAGCCTACACTGGCAATCCCAATGATGAAACAGAACTAAATCGAGGTCGAATTCAATTAGCGTGGCAAGATAATAATCGTAGCGGCCTGCGAATTATATCATATGATCGCACTGATTCAGAAGATACTGATACATCCGAATGGACCTTCCGCGGTGATGGCAGTTTAGAATTCCCAGATGGTACTACACAGACCACAGCCTACACTGGCGGTGGCAATGCTAACACTGGCGACTTTACATTTAGCGAAGACACTATCACAAACGGTGACGGACTGATACTGTCCACCAATAGAGGCACATTGGCCATGGGTACTGACATGGAAGTGCCAGGTGTA